GACTTCTCGGCCGGGGACTCCGGCTTCTTCTTCGCCACGGCGCCCATTTCGGCCTTCATCTTGTCCATCTTGCCCGACGCCTGGGCCTCGATATCATCGAGGACGGCGGAGTCCGCGGTGATGGCGGCGGCCACCTCCTCGGGCGACTTGCCGGCGAGGGCAGGAATCTTCTGCGCGAACATGAGGGCCTCCTCGGCCTTCATCGTCGCACCCATGTCGTCCAGCACCTTCTGGAGCGGCGCGAGCTTCGCCTGCCCCTCGGGTGACAGCATCATCCCCGCCAGGTCGGCGGCGGCTCCCTCGGGGAGCTTCGGGCCCTTGCCCATGTCGGTCATCATGTCAGCCACGGCTACCTCCCCGCGCGGCGCGCGGCCTCTTCAGCGTTGATTCGATTGCGCTCGGCCTTGTAGTCGGCCCAGGTACGTTCACAGAACCCGTTCTCGCGACGGGTCGCGATGGCGCGGTGCCGAAGCTCCTCGACCCGTTCCTTCACGTTGCCGCGCGAGTTGAGCTCGATCTGGTCGGGCGACACCCCGGCGCGCTGCGCGCGGTACGCCTTGTACCGCTCCAAGCCCTCGGGGGAGGAGATCTTCACCCCGTCATCTACCTCAAACTCCTTGAAGTAGTGGACCCCGCCCATCGAGGCGTAGTGCTTCGCCGCTTCCATCTCGCGGGTCGCGTAGAACGTCTGGCTCGGCGCCCCACACTCCGGGCACGCAGGCGGGCCGTCGGCCAGCTTGAACCAGACCCCCACCTCGTAGTGCTCCGCGTTCGCGGTGCAGCGTGTGTCGCGTACCGTGTGGCTCATGCTCCACCCTCGGTCATCGGGGGCGGCGCCTCGGGGCCCGCCGCCGCGTTCGGATTCGGCGCCTCGGCCATCCCCGCCACGCGGTTCGGCAACGGCGCTTCGTTCACCTGGGAGCCCGGCATGACCGGCGCCCCCGGCATCATATCGGCCGGAGCGCCCTGCGGTGGCGCCATGGCCTGCTGTTGTTGCGCCAGCTCCTCGTCCGTCAGCATCAGCGACAGGGGGAGCTCCTGGGCGCGCAGCAGCTCTTCGAGGAGCCGCTTCTGCGAGATGAGCGGGTTCGCGGACAGAATCGGGTACGCCGTCCGCAGGCTCTCCGCCCGCACCGCCGGGTTCGTCTCGGTGGCGGAGTACGTCGCCGTCTCAAACGACGCCTCAACCGCCTCCAGCGTCTTCGGGGAGATGTTCAACCACTCCCCGCCCGTGACCTCCACCACCCGAGGCGCTTCCATGTACTTCTGCGCGAGCAGGTACTGCTTCTCGCCCACCCTCGCGGTCAGCTCGAAGATCTCACGCTGCCGGCTCGACAGGCGGTCCTGAATCTGGCCCTTGATGAAGGCAAGCTCCGTCGCCGTCTTCGCGCCGACCACCTGCCCGCGCTGCGCGGCGGCGAGGCTGGAGACGTAGGCGATAGCATCCCGCTTCCCCGCCATCATCTGGTCCGCGAGCGGCGGCACCTGGGGCAAGGGCTTTGCGAAGAACAGCTCGCTCACCGTCCGGTTCGACGGCACCTTCACTGGCGCCATGCCGCCGATGGGCATGATGAGGCGCTTCTGCTCCTCGTCCGTGCTCGACAGCGAGGCGTCGTAGTACGTGCCGGGGATGGAGTGCCGGAGCAGCGTGAGCAGGTAGCTCTCCGTCCAGTTGTACTCCTTCTGGTTGTCCAGAATGAGCGCCACCTCGGAGAGGCCCCGGACGTTCTCGCCGTTGAAGTTGAACACGAGCAGGTCGTACGGGCGGAACACGAGCTCGTCGGTCAAGAGCGGCTTGTTGTCCGACGGCGTGTAGTGATGCACCACGCCGTGCTCGCGGTCGTAGACCTCGTAGATGAGGTACCACGACTGGTAGTTCATCAGGTTCTTCGCTTCGGTGGCGGCAGAGCCCTCGATGCCCGCGTCCGGACGCTTGTTCGGCAGCATCCACGTCGGGTACTGATCGGCCGCCTTCTCCAGGGCCGACGCGGGGTAGATGCCCGCGTCCACCTTGTCCTGCACTTCCTTCTTCGAGAGAAGCGTTGCTTCAATCTCGTACTTGATGTTCTCCTCACGGAGAGCCGTCATGTCGCAGAAGTAGTTGCGGGGGTCTACGAAGTTCGTCACCGCACGGTCGAGCTGAGCGTCCCAGCCGGTCTTCATCACCCCGAGGCCGTACATGACCGCGTGGTACGTGCAGCGCGCCAGCTCGGTGCGATACCGACCGGTCTTCAGGAAGTAGTTGATGAGCGCCTCGCCCGACTGCACCGCCTCGGTCGGCGCCGGCTTGCGCGGCTTCAGCACGATGGCCGGGTTCGGCGGGACCAGAGAGGTCATCGCCGTTTCCACGATCGGGAAGATGAGGTTCGTGGACGTGCGCTGGATGTCCACTTCCGAGTGCCCGGTCGTCGGGTCAGCCCAGGCGTTTCCGTTCGTGTACGCCAGTGCCCGGTCGTAGGCGATCTTCTCGCGCGCACGGAAAGCGGTCACGTGCTGCTGGATCACGTTCGGCCAGTTCGTGGCCGCATCGCGCGAGGAAGGGGGCATCGGCGTAGGCTACTCCGTTTTTGCCGAAACGTCCAGATACTCCGAAGGGCCGGAGATATCTTCCGACGGAGGGCTGTACGGGTCGATGCTCCACTCCTCTACCGGCGGACACGGGCACTCAAATACGTGCTCCTTGTGGATGTTGCACCAGTATTCGTCGCAGTTCTCGCACGGCGTCCACGGGGGGACATCTTCGTCTGGGCTCATCGGCTCTCCAGATATGCGCGAATCAGCTCCGCCGCGACTTGCGGGACGATGGCGTTGCCGTAGGCGCGCAGGCGTCCCACGCGGGCGGGAGCCCCATGAGCCAGCGGGAATGTGCCGGGTTCAACTGGCCGCCACTTTCCATCCCGGCAGTAGAGCCAGTCAGGATCTCCCCAGAAGCCGTTCGTCGGGCCGGGCCGGCCAACTGCGCCTGCAACGACGGATGCGTGATCGCGGTTCGTGGGCCGCTCGCCATGTTGGCCTTCATCGCCAGATAGTTCTCCAGCGTATTCCCGATCTCCGTGCTCACCGGGGTCGCCCAGCCCGCCATCCGAGGATCTCCCCGCACCGGGTCCAGACCGTCCACCCACACCGTCTCCAGGCTCTTCTGCGCTCCGAGGGTGTCTCCCCTCCGTCGCTGATAGCCCTGTCTCGGATCGCTCGCGCATGGCGTTGGTAGCCCGCTCTGCGACGAAGAAGAGTCGCTGGCGGATGTGCGGCGCACCGACGCCCGCAGCGCACAGATCGAATCCCGCGACGGCGTAGCCCGCTCCTTCCAGGTCAGCGCGTACAGCGTCGAACCACTGGAGGCCGTCGCCGCTCGCAACCTGCTCTCCAAAGACGACCGGAGGGCGGCACTCGCGGATGAGACGGAACCAGTCGGGCCAGAGGTGGCGTGCGTCATCGAAACCACCCCGCTTCCCGGCGGCAGAGAAGGGCTGGCAGGGGCAGCTTCCGGTCCAGACGGGTCGATCGTCGGGCCATCCGGCGAGCCGGAGCGCGTAGGACCAGACGCCGATGCCAGCGAAAGTATGGAACTGCGTCGCGGCGGCAACGTCCTCGGGTTTGAGGTCTGCGATGGAGCGGGTATCGACGCGGCCGGTGGCGATGTGTCCGCCAGCAGATAGGTTCTGCAACCACGCGGCGGCGTACGGTTCGATCTCATTGTAGACGACATGCACGGTTGACCTCCGTGCCCATCGCATATCAACCTCGACCTCGTCCTACCAGTCCTTCTCCTGCCGTTTCCGGTCGATGGCGTCCCAGCGCGACAAAAACTGGTTCGCCGTCAGGGCGGAGCGCGGCGGGGGCCTCGCCTTCGGCCGACGCGGCAGACCCAGCACCTGCGCGCCGTAGGCGAAGATGAGACAGGTGATCGCCCGGTCCCAGTGGTGCTTCCGGCGCGATGACTCCTCCCCACGGGTCTTCCCGTCCCAGGTGAGGAGCTGCTGGATCGTGGCACGTGTCTTCAGCACCACCTCGCCGTTCCGCAGCATGTTCACCAGCGCGATGAGCGCCGCCTGCTTCGAGGCCCCCGTCGAGTACCACCCCGGCTGCTCGCCCGACCAGTGCAGCTTCGGACAGTCCGCCTGCTGCAAGGCCGCCGCCACGCCGTCCTTGTTCGTCTCGACGATGACATGGGCCTTGTACTTCGCCTGCCACCGCAGCACCCGAGGCGTGAGCTGGCCGGGGTCGTCGTCACCACTCCAGCTTCCAGCCTCCGTCCAGTCCCACATGTTCCAGAGTGTCATCGCCGCCGGGTCGCCCGCCTTCCCGTACCCCTTCCCGTCGATGGTCAACAGATACGGGCAGTTCGGCTGCGGCTCCTCGTAGAAGACCTCCTCTCCGTCCGGCACCTCCGTAGAGGCCAGCAGCATCTTCTCCAGGGGCTCTGCGGGCACCGTGGGGCTCTGCCCCACCAGCCACCCCTCGAACGGGCTTGGCGGGTACTTGGAGTCGAAGAGCCGCGTATCGCCGTGGAACTCCGTCTCCAGGGCGATGCGGCGAAACCAGAGCTGCGCGTCTTCGATGGGGGACGGCAGCGCGTAGGGATACCAGTACGCCCCCTGGGCGAGGGCGTTCTGCTCGAACTGGAGGAGCTTCGCCGCGTAGGCGTCCTCCTCCGCCGTCCGTCGGAAGTCGGCGGGCAGGGGCGGGTCGATGCTCACGCAGGTCGGGTCGCGCCACCACGCGAGGAACAGCGCCTTGAAACGTCCCTTGCCGGCCAAGGCGTTCACGTACATCTCGTGCGCCGGAGTCTGGTAGCGCCCCGGCGTTGTCTCGATGCGGCACTTCGCGTTCGGCCGGCGATTGATGGCGGGGAAGAACGCGCCGTTGAAGGCGTCGTACATGGGGAAGAGGCCGTACTCGGATATGAGCGCGTAGTCCGGGGAGAAGCCGATCGCTGGATTCTCGCCACCCCCTGTGAGCCCCTGGATGAGGCCGTTGTGCGGCGCCGCGAAGTTGATGCTCTCCGACGACACCGGCCGGGCGAGCGGGGTCTGGATGGGATTCGGCAGGTTCTCGTACATCACACCCTGCCGGCGGATGAGCTCTTTGTAGGTGTCTTCTTTGTCCCCCACCACCATGCCCATCGAGCCCGGCGTGTAGCTCACGTGCCGAAGCTGGTCCGCGATGTGGATGGTGCTGGCGGCCGCCTGCCGGTACTTCACGAGGTACGTCCACGGGTAGCGGGCGAACCATTCGATCATCATCCGCTGATGGTCCGTCGGGTTGATGCCGCCGATGGAGCCATCAAGCCGGGTGATGCGTGTCAGGGAAGGGAAGCGGAAGGGGTCGTTGGCGCGCGAGACGGCCTCGGCACGCTGCTTCGGGGTCAGCGGCATGGCCTACGCTCCCATCCCGAGGCTGCGGAGGAGCTCGCGCTCCTCCTCGGTGAGCCCGTCCTTGCCAATGGCTACCTGGACGACGTGCGCGGGCTTCTCCGCCCACTTCGGGCTCCTCTTCCCGAGCAGCTTCGTCTGGAACTCCATCGCGCTGATGGCGGCACGCGCCGAGGCGGCCTTGGCGTTCATGAGCGTAGCCGTCTCCGCTGGGCTCAACTCCCGGTACACGGCGAGCTCGGGCTGGCTCGGGTCCGGGGACGGCACCTCCACCACGCGCTCGGGGATGGGCCGCAAGGCGAGGGCGTGGAACTCCTCCACCATGCTGTTCGCGCGAGCGGCCGACGTGTACATGACCGCGTCGATCACCCCCTCGTCGTCCATCCGGGTCCGCAGGTAGTCCCGCAGGTCCGCCAGGTCCTTTGTCACCTGACCG